CCAGTGGTGCACCAACCTATTGGTATTGGTATTCAGCTGGAACTGTTACTAAAACTCTTACATTAAGAAACGATTATAGTACCAATGAAGGGACAGAAACCTTTAAAATGCAATTGGTTGATCCAAGTGATAATAGTATTGTTTTTCTTGAAAGTCCTACAGTTACTATTAATGATACATCCACTGGAACATTCGCAATATCTGTTAGTGTTGATGAAACAGTAACTCGTAATATTACTGTACAAAATGTTAGTGGATCAAATTATTATTTTGTAGATGGTGTACAAGCACCAGTTTTAACATTTGAAAAAGGCAAGACATACACATTTGATCAGAGTAATGCAACAAATTTAAATCACCCTTTACGATTTAAAGATGGTAGTGGTAATTCTTATTCAGTGGGAGTTACAACTGGTGGCACACCAGGTCAAGCAGGAGCAGCTACAACTATTGCAATTTCTTCAGGAATTACAACTAGTGCATTACGATATTACTGCACTGTTCATGGTGTTGGTATGGGTAATACTATATCTGTTGGTTCTGCTACATCAGTAACAGAGGGTAATCCAATACATTTTGATATTACTACAACAGGTGTTCCTAATAATACAAATTTATATTATCGTTTACAAGGCACAGGCGATACTAGTGGAGATTTTGCAAGTGGCACAATTCGTGATGGATACGTTCTCATAGGTACAAATAATACAGGTATTGGAACTGGTGTAGTTATACTGACTCCTATACAAGATTTTGACGCAGATAATGGAGAAACTTTGTATCTCAACTTATATAGTTCCTCAAGTGGATCAGCTCCCATATTAGCAACTTCCTCTACAGTAACTGTCAATGACGCACCATTCACAGTATCAGTAACTTCAGATGTTACAACCGTGCAGGAATTTACTTCTGGTGGTGCAACTGATTCAGTTACCTTTACTTTTTCTACTACTGGTGTTGCTGATGGAACTGTGTTACGTGCTTATCTAGAAGCAGTCGGAAGTGGTTCACTATTCAAAGCAAGAGACGTATACGAAGACGGTAATACTGGATATCAGTATGGTGATGACGGTAATAGTCTTGGATATCGCTATTATAACGTTACTATCAATAATAATACTGGATCTTTAACACTAAAAGTTGTTAGAGATGGTAAAACTGAAGGTAATGAGCAATTTAGAATAAATGCAAAAAGCATTAGTAATGTAAGTCTTGCCCTATCTCCTATAATTACAATAACAGATTCTTCTTTTGTTGGATCAAATAAAACAGGTAAAACATTTGGTCCTGTGAGAGTTAATCGTGATAATAATGTAGCAGCAAGTGCATCTGATTGGTATACTATATGTAACTTAGATAAAGTTCCAGACGGTTCTAAAGTTGCTATATTTATTGATAACTCTGGTAGTATGACTACATCTACAGTTCAAGCATCTTATGATTTATTAGTATCAAAATTAAACGCTAGAGGTATTACTTTTATTACTGTACAAAACACATCAGAAGATTGGATATCTAGTTTTGACACAGCTTTATAAGTATTCTATATACAATATAGAATTTACTACTTAATTTATGAACATTGATGAAATTCAAACATTATGGAACGAAGATTCAAAACTAGACGAGGATAACTTACATTCTGAGTCAACAAAAATTCCCTCATTACATGCCAAGTATCATCACAT